GGGCCTCACGGCCCTGACCCGGTAACGGGTCTTCTTGACTGCAGGATCTTAGGTTCTAGACCTATGCCGAGCAAGATAACCTCCCTAAGACAGGAGCCTCCCTCTTATGCCTGCCTATAACTACCCTGTGATAAGATCCCAAAACGAAGTGTTTGGGGTTCAGCCGGATTGGCCCATGTCAAAAGAGACTCCTCCTCTCGCGACCTATTATAAGGAAGCGAAGGTGGTTTCTGGAGACATGATCTCAACCGGACATCGCAGGGACCCGGATGGAAAATTCCGGGAAGGCGGGCCGTGGATGATGTGGAAATACGAGACCTTGAGGACTGGCATCCCGACCATCTGCTATCGCAGCGGTTACCCTACGGTACCGTGCTATCGCGGACGGTTTTGGTGCAATCCCCAGGCGATCGGATCGCCATACTCCACAACCGAAGAACAGTGGGAAGATACGTACGAAAATGGTGCTGAAGCGTTTGCACGCCTCAAACCCACTCGTCCGGACTTTTCCTCTGCTCTTTCGCTACTCGAGATGAAGGAGCTCGTAAATCCTCTTCGTGAGAATGTACGAGATCTCCGTAATCGCGTGTGGCGCGCACGTCGTATGCGCGTTAACGACGGTTCTAGTCATTTGTCCCGTGTTGGTGAATTTCACCTCGCGGTTCAGTTTGGCTGGTTACCGTTGTTGCGCGACTTACGCAGCTTTTGTACCGCCTTCCAGGGAAGGAAGAAGCGGTTCAATCAGCTCGTGCGGGACGAGGGAAAACCAGTGCGCCGTCGGGTTAGTTTGAGGAATGCCGAGGGTTCGTGGGACATCGTTTCCGATGTTACCACGAACTACAGCACCCCTTACAACCCCGACATGTTTCCGTCAATGGTGACTCAGGCATACCCAAGTGGGTTTGGTAGTAAGACGCGCAAAGTCCAGCGCTCACGCCGTAAGGTGTGGGCTGTTGGGCAAATGCGTTACCTACTGCCTCCTGGTCCCCGTGACGAAGCATGGAAGGCAAGCCTCATGAGAAAAATCATGGGGGCTTATATCACTCCGTCCCAAGCGTATAATCTTATACCTTGGTCGTTCCTCGTGGACTACTTCACAGGGCTTGGTTCGTTTTTCGAAGCGGTCTCCGGTATCGAAGACCGCTTGATTTGCGACTATGCCTATGTGATGAAGCAACTCGAGGACGAAATAGAGTGGCACTGCACGCAGTCTGTGATCAGCAAAACTTCAGCTGGTCACACCAACACTGCGCGTGGTGTAACATGCACTGGGACTAATAGGCGCACGATCAAAACACGTGCGCCGGCCTCTATCTTTGGATGGGGTATCAGTAATGATACTTTAACCCCCCATCAAGTTGGAATCCTCGGTGCGCTCGGAGCTTCAAAACTCTGAGTTCACTTCGGTGCCCAACGCCCAAGCCGTCGTGAGACGTCGAAAGCGGTTCTAGACCGTTCCATTTCTTGGACAGGAGCTTCCAATGTACGCTGACCCGCAATCTCTGACGATCAACTCAGTCGCCACGTCGTTCCCCCGTCAGGGGAGTTCGGCGCCGGACCGGCTGGGTCGGTTCGTAACCGCCGATGGCGTTTACGAATTCGATGTTCGTCAGAACAAGACGGCCAACCGCTTCCGTCGTGAGGTTCGCCTCACGCAGAAGAAGGTGGCCGCCGATCCCATCAGTGCCGTGAACAAGGAGGTTTCGGCCTCCTTTATCATCGTCATCGATGAGCCTCGTTGGGGCTTTACCGACACCGAGTTGGCCTACTTGGCCAACGCGATGGTCGCCTGGTTCACTTCTGCGAACCGGGACAAGCTCCTCGCGGGTGAGAACTGAGCACAGGCCTCAGGCCCTAGCTCAGGTCCGTACAGTGGACGGTGTCACCATACCACGTTGGAGTGGAAGTGATGAATAGACCGACCACGCTCCTTTGGCGGGTCCTACTCGACGTAGGACTGCAGTCAATGGACTCCATCACCAAAGACTTCGAAGAAATTCGAAGTCGCTATCAAAACGAAGGGATGAGTTTTCTCACGATTACTCTTCCCCGCCTGGATAGCGCGTTGACTACTGCGCTATGCCGTGGCCGTCTCACCAGAGACGACTTCGTCGGGTTTAAACCGATGAGCCGCCATGGGAGTCTCCCTGCATTACTGCAAGGTTTCTTCAGACGAGTGTTTGATAGGGATGGTTGGCTGTTGGCCGAACCTGACACGGACGCGATTTTCGCCATCCGGCAAGTAACTCGCCTTTTTAAGAAGGTGGAGCTACCTTGCTCGCCGCCCCGAATAAGGGCGGCTTATGAAAGGTACCGGTCCAATGACCAAGAGCTGGATTGGAGCAGCAGAGAAACGAAAGTTGATAGGAGCCTTTGGGCTTCTATTACTGGGCTTCTCTGGTCTGACCTTGAGTATCTCTCCGGAGCACTGTATTGTGCCCCGGGAGTACACGGGTCAGGTGCCACGGCCGAACGATACAAACGCAATGAGCGGTTGTTCGTCCGAAAGTGGCCGGTTAGAGCCGAATGGCTCTTTCCTGCTTGCGTGCACGCAGTCTCGACCGAAGACAGTTCTGATTTAGAACTGATTTCGTTCGTGGACGAGTCCGAAGAGGACCCTGTCCGCGTTACGCAGGTTCCAAAAACGCTTATTACGCCGCGTACGATTTCAATCGAACCGAGCTATATGATGCTAATGCAGCAAAGTATAGCTAGGCCGTTGATGTCGTATTTGGAATCCGAGCATTTTGGGTTCCAATCCATCCGGTTTACGGATCAATCCGTGAACCGGTCACTGGCGCACGAGGGTAGTATCGATGGTCGCTATGCGACCATCGACCTCTCGGATGCATCGGACATGGTCTCATTAGGCCTTGTCCGCTCTACATTCAAGGGGTGTGCACCCACTTTCCTCGAGTTAATCGAGGGCTGTAGGTCTCGTACGGCTTCGTTACCAGACGGTTCCTCGATCGAGTTGAAGAAATTCGCTAGTATGGGTTCAGCATTATGCTTTCCCATCGAGTCGATGATCTTCTTCACGATCGTCCTTTACGCATGCGTGAAGGCGTCCGGTAGGCGTCCATCTCGTCGGTTGTTGCGAGAGATCGCGGCAACCGTGGCGGTATACGGTGATGATATCATCGTAGAACGCCAGATGGCTCCCGTAGTCATGGAGCAACTCGAAGTCTTTGGACTTAGAGTCAACCGTGACAAATCGTTCCACACAGGGCTCTTTCGAGAATCCTGCGGTGGCGATTACTACAATGGGGTTGATGTAACCCCAGCGTATGTTCGCCAGTGGGACGAGACGGGCACTAATGTCCAGTCGTCCCTGCTGATTGACTACGTTTCACTCTCCAATACATTTTACATGAAAGGATTGTGGCATGCAGCCCAATACATCAGGGATATCGTGGACGACGACCAAATACCAAAATCACGTTACCCAATTGGCGTGCTACACTGGACAAGTTTCTTGTCTAGTGATAGCCTCCGATGGGATCGTAATCTCCAAAGATTACGAGTACGTGGTCGAGGAGTTAAGTCGTCTACTACGCATGATCCGATCTCAACAATGTCTGCGGGAATTACCGCGGCATTTGCGAGTCCTGGCTATATCGTTAGAGAGGACAATGGGGGCGTACAAACGAGACGACCCCAAGCTTCTCCTAGCGAATGCCCTTCGGAACCTTGCCCAAGAACTTATCGTGTGGCCTATCACCGCGACAGGTCACATGATGGTTGCGGGTTCGAGTTCCGATACTTGGATGCGCGCCGAGAACGGGGAGGTAGGAGCTCACCAGGTCCAGACATAGTAAGGATTGACAGATTGAGAGCTCTTTCTTGATTCTATGGGTGGTGGTGCATGGCCGTTCTTAGTTGGTGGAGTGATTTGTCTGGTTAATTCCGTTAACGAACGAGACCTCAGCCTACTAAATAGCTATGCAGATCTGATTATTTAAAAATAAGGACCAGGTTCCCTTTTCATCTTCTTTTTATTCTTTTCTTCTAATTATTTGGGAAAGGTGGAGGAAACTTCATCTTTTTCGATTAGTTAGGAGGAGGGGGAAGGTGGAAAGTTTTGGGGCCCCCTTAGGTTAGATCTGTAGCTAGCTTCTTAGAGGGACTATGTGTATCCAACACATGGAAGCTTGAGGCAATAACAGGTCTGTGATGCCCTTTAGATGCCCTGGGCGGCACGCGCGCTACACTGACGAGTTCAACGAGCCTACAGCCTTGACCGACAGGTCCGGGTAATCTCAATGAAAGCTCGTCGTGCTGGGGATAGACCGTTGTAATTTTCGGTCTTCAACGAGGAATTCCTAGTAAGTGCGATTCATCAGATCGCGCTGATTACGTCCCTGCCCTTTGTACACACCGCCCGTCGCTCCTACCGATCGAATGGTCCGGTGAAGCATTCGGAGAGTGGTACATGCCGGGGTAAAACCTGGTAGTATTATTCAAAGTTTGTTAAACCTTATCATTTAGAGGAAGGAGAAGTCGTAACAAGGTATCCGTAGGTGAACCTGCGGATGGATCATTA